GCCTGCCCCTTCCGAACTTCGAAGACTCAACCTAGACACGCCTGGCGGTAGACCCGATGTTGTGGCTCCGGTAATTGGATACCTAAACATAGTTCCTAGCCCGTGATCAACTTCCAGTTCACTGTTTGGTAATGGAGGATACGTGTAATTGGTCACATATATAATAAGACCATTGACTTCAGTTTCATAGAACCCCGATGGTGCATAGCACTCTACAGATTGTGCAAGATCATAGTACAATGAAACTGGGGTTGGAACTTCTAACGGGTCTGAGCCCTCAGCTACCAGCGCAAAGTTGCCGTGAGCACTAGACCCGCCGATAGATCTAATCTGTCCGCCGCCTATTGAGTAATAGGAAATATGGCAGTAGTAGGTAAACATACTTACACACTCTGCTAATCCGCCATTGTTTACAACAATACCGTAGCCTAGATCATTAATCTGTGTATAGTCGTTGCTCAACATTGATCTATTACCAGGCATCAACACTTCATAGACGTTGGCATTTTCATTAACAAAATCTATAACAGCCTGTTGTATATCTGCTTTTTCTGCGACCAGTGTTGATCGTGCAGCAAGTAGTGTTGAAGAATATCCGACTAGACTAGGCAGTGTTTCGACAGTGGGCGCAATACCGGATGATACTGTAGTGGCCACATCTGATATCAATGTTTCGATAACGGATTGAATGGCAGCATCGCTGACTGTGCCAGAAATTCTAGGAGTGGCAGTATATGATGTAGATGGTGGTAAATCTAAAATAACCTGCTTGGCCAAATACTTAGCATAGGTAATACCGGCTACAGTTTGAGTCAATTGACCAATTGGAATTTGCAGTTGAATCAAATCCCCAACACCGTCGTAATATTTTAATCCGGCTTTTCTAGTTTCACTATTGCCACCATAGACAATATCGTAGACCAATGCTTCAACTATATATCCAATGTCTCTTGCAAATAGTGTTTGATCAAATACCAATGATGGATAAGTGGCTATCATGTAGCCTACAGTTTCGTCTTGAATGTATTCAATGTTGGCCTGCAATAATGTACTGGCATTTACTCTGTTAGTTGCCAACCCTACAGGATTTGTAAATGATAGAACTGGCGCAAATGTGCTTCCGTTCCTTACAATATTTGCAATAATAATTTTGCTAGTTTCGACAATTGATTGTGCAGCAGGTGCAGTTGTCAAATAACTAGATGCTTGATCGTGCGCTTCTTCTATAGCCTGTACAGTTAAGTCTAATTGATCTTCAATGACTACGTTGGCCGCAGCAAGTCTATAGGTTAATCCACTGCGTCTGGCATGATAGTTAGTACCGAACACAATGTCATAGCCAACACCATCTAAAATTAATCCAACATCTCTAAAACAAATTGCTTCGTTATACACAAACAGATCGTACGGCCAAGGAGTAGTTTCGTCAAGTACAAATGATGCAGTAGACCCCGCAGTGTTAAATGTAAAATCTCTAACGTAGTTAATTCTATAAACAGTATCTTCAACAATAAACGATGCCGGTAATTGAGGCATACGTTTTAGTTCACCTACACGTAAAAACGTTGTGCTGTCTTTGGTAATGATTTTGAATTTTAAGTTTCCAGCGAAACCGTCAATGTATTGTCCGCCTGCAAATGTCTGTCTACCTGTACTCTTAGAGAATGATGCACATTCCTGAGCATATGGAGATTTAGCAAGGATTTGTCCTTCTGGGTCAAGTACCATGGCAAACCCGCCATGTCCCTGGAACGTAACTGCCTGTAGTCGAACAGCATCATTACACAACATAACGTCCATTTGATCGTTGTCTTTAGGATAGTTGACACTTCCGGAATTATCAATTACATCTATGATAGCATTAATTAATGCACCAACAACTCCACCTGTGTTAGTGGCACTACCGCCTGAAGTGTATACTCCTATTCCTACGCCATCAACGCTGCTAGTTAATGCAGCATCATTGTAAAGATAGAATGATGTTGGATCTATGACATCAACATAATAGTCATTGCCATTAATTTCAGTCATACCTACAACATTACTTATTAAAATTTGATCCCCATCTACTAGGCCGTGAGCAGATGATGTAGTAATGGCTACAGGGTTGGTATTTGTAGCTCCTGAAATATTAAACGAAGTACCACCAGTTCCTACCTCTGCAATAAACGCACCATCTATAATTTGTGGATATGTAGATTGGAATGTTTCTTGTATTCCTACGTTTCTAATTACTAGTTGTGCAAGAACTCCTAATCTACGAATTGCAGCAATTGTTTGTGATAATTGAGCACCGATTGCTATTAATCCACTGGCATTGCCGTAGTATTTTAATGCGGCGGAAATAGTTCGATTACTGCCCCCCCACTTTAAATCGAATACCATTGAATCAATAATGAGACCTACATCTCGCTGACAAAGTTCTTCATTGTAGATAAAGTTTGGAGCAAATGGTGATATACCCTTAGCAGATTGATCAGCAATCCATCCAACTACTTCGGACTGAATAAATTGTCTGTTTAAAATTAATAGCTGTGCAGCGGCTCTATAGAATCCACGATTATTAACTAATGGATAAACTGGTTGTGAACTATCCTGCAGATAGTGATGGCCAAATAGTCTATCGGCAATAGTTATTTGGTCAGTGCCAATAACACCGACGGTTAAGTCTCTTCTAAAATATATAAACGCCCATGGACTAGAACTTAGTCCAGGCTTAGGTCTAATAATACAACGTCTGAACTCATCGCCAATAATTGATACGTTGTTAGGAATTCTTAAAGGTAAGTTTTCTTCGTAAACACCGGTTTCTAATAATATACTGATTTGAATTTTCTTAGTAACATCACCATATGATATTACTTCGCCGATTTCAAATGTACCGAATTTCAAATCAACATCAAATATTTCATTACCATCACTATCTAATGATCCGTTGTGAGATAAAATCTGTGCCAACGCCCCTGAGCTTTCTCCTCGCAGATATAGGCCTTCTCTAATATCTCTACTTCTAATGGCAAATGGTGTTGATGTAGTTACATCGCCCGTGAAGTCTGTTCGATATCCTTCGGTTTTAATAAGGAACCTTGGAAGGCTTACTTCGACCAACGGTAAGCTGGTAAATCCAGAACCTTGGTCAGTGATAGTAATACTTTGTACAACCCCTGAAACAACATCAGCAGTACCAAAAGCGCCAGCACCACCACCGCCGGAAATTCTAACAGATACTAAGCCATAGCTATTGCCGCCACTAATTACCTGTACGTTATTGACTTTATAGGTTAAATCTAATGTAACTCCATTACCAAAATCACTATCGTCGCTGCAAGAAATTGCAGTGCTTCCAGGAAGAGCAGTATATACGCCAGACGATAATTGTCTAACTGTCAGCACACCGCCTGCTTCTGTAATTGAAAGAATCTCGTATCTTGCAGGTTCAATGTTTGTACCTCCAAGAACAGTTAAGACATCACCGGGTTGATAGTTAACGCCTACAGAATTAACAACAATACCGTCAACACTCATTAAAGGAATTCCCGCAAATCCTGAACCGCTTGCGGGTGCATTTTCAATATCTTCTAGAGTACACTCGCTAGCACCATTATTATAGGTTAATGTTTTTTTGTAAGGACCAATTTCGTCTCTAGCTTCTAGTACTATTTCTTCTGCTCTTTTAAGTGCTGCTTCAATAGTTCTATAAGCATAGGCTAGTGCGCGACCCTGTAATGATGCGCTGACTCCTACTCGATCGTCTTCGCCGGATACTGCAACATACAAATTGACAGAACTACCAAATGCAGAATTATCAACATATCTCTTAGTTGCCGCAATTAATCCGTCGTATACTTCGTCATCGTCAGGTTCAGGATCACGTGATAGGATCAGTGGACCACTCATTGTTCCCCATGCGGGTGTTTTTAAATTGGTTCTAGGATCAACTGCATCAACACCTGCACGGGCAATTTTGCTGTCTGCATAACGCTTGTTAACTGCTTCGTGTTCAAATATAGGAGAAATAGGAGTGGCTGTTGTACCTAGATCTTTAATTCTAAATTGATCTCCACCTGATCTTGCACTTAGATCCCCACCTAATTGTGGACTAGTATCACCTACTACTTCTGAAAACTGTGAACTAATTCTAATTTCGTTTTCATTGGTTGTAAAATCTAAAGAAATGCCAGAACCATTTACCAGCTGTTTAAAAACAACACCGGTTTCTGTATTGTTAACAGAGACAATGGCATTTTCTTGTCCGAGATAGCTGCTGGGAGTGTCGTCTAGATTCTTAAAGGTTAGCTTTTCGCCTAGACCTAATGAGCTGTAGAGCTCACGAAAGTTGTCGTTCACCTTTCGGAACGAGTCGCGAATACTGTCGCCTGTGCCGTCGTTGCCTACAACGCCGATATCAATAATTTTTCTTGCCATGGTCGATCCTAAGATTTATGGTTGCTCTACTATTTAGCCCAAAGTTTTATAAGCCGAATGTAAATACAACATGTTCTTAAAAAAAGAAACTCAACAAAGTCAATATGTTAGAATCAGTAAGCTGGGTATTGAACACAAATACACTAGAAGAAAAACAATTGCTGTCTTTCGTTGCGATAATTGTGATAGTGAGTTTAATCGTGATTTGAAAAATATGGATCACAGAAGATTAAACAACAACTACTTCCATGTATGTTCAAAGTGCGATGCTAAAAAGTTTGCACAGCGTAAAGGAGTTGAGCGCAAACAGATATGGAATATGCCAGCTAGTACCGAACTGCCCGTAGGCAAATACTAAACTCTAAAACTTTCACCGCATCCGCAACGATCTCGTTCGTTGGGATTTTGAAAATCAAATCCTTCGTTGAGTCCGTTTTTAACCCAATCCATAGTTAGGCCCTGTAGATAGACACTGTCCTTGACATTTACTTTAATAACAAAATCCGGATAGGTAATATTGTTATCGTAAGGATCAAATTTATCTTCTCTCAAATATTCCAGCACGTAGGCAAGACCACTACATCCTGTGGTTTTTACACCTATTCGAATGCCCTTACATGCTTTTTTATGTAATAATTCTTTGACCTTTGCAGCCGCTCGATCAGTTAGTGTAATCATGCTTGCTCTTGTAATCGGCTACTGCGGCTTTGATAGCATCCTCGGCCAATATACTACAGTGTATTTTAACCGGAGGTAAAGCTAATTCTTCTGCAATCTCGCTATTACGAATATTACTAGCAGCATCGACGTGCATTCCTTTAACCATCTCAGTGACAAGACTTGAGCTGGCGATTGCTGAACCGCATCCATATGTCTTGAAACGAGCATCTCTAATAATACCATTTTCATCTACCTTTATCTGCAATTTCATAACATCGCCACAAGCAGGGGCACCGACCATGCCAGTACCGATATCAGTATCACTCTTATCAAAAGATCCGACATTCCTGGGATTTTCATAATGGTCGATTACTTTTTCTGAATAGGCCATCCTTAACCCTTTTTAAACAGACTTAAAATCTTAGCCTGAATTGTTTTGGCAAAGTCGGGCTGAGGGAAATTCCAACCAATAAATGCACCTAGTGCTAACCAAAATAATGTTTCTAACATATCATTCTCCTATTAAGCGGTCGTTAACGACAGACCAGTCGATAATACGCCAAACATTATTTAGATATTTGGCTTTATTCTGTTGGTAGTCTAATGCCCAAGCGTGTTCCCACCAATCAATAAGCAGGGCAATCTTCATGCCTTTACGATATTCGTGATTGGGGATAGTATGCAGTTTGCCCGCAGTATCCATATAGACCCAACCAGATCCTTGAATAGCCATAGCTTCTTTTTCTACAGCTTCTTTAAACTTGTCAAAGCTGCCGTAAACACTATCGATTAATTCACCTGCTGCTTCTGCAGGCTTGTTAGCAGCTCTAGGAGGAGTTAGGTTTCCAAAGAACAAATTATGTAGCATTGCACCACCATAATTAAATTTGGAATCACCTTCGCCTGCATTGTACCTTTCAAAATACTTGGCAGCTAGCCCAGAGTAATGATAGTCAAGCGTATCTTTGCTCATTACAGGATCAAGTTCTTCTTTGCCAAAACTTAACTTGTTTTGAACAATTTCTCTAGTATCTGTATCTTCGTGTAAGTATTTGATGAAATGTAGCGCCATGCTGTATTTAGTGTATAAATAACCTACAAGGAGATTTTAATATGATCGGTTTATTAAAGAAACTATTTGGTTCTAAGCCAGCAGAACAAACTGCGGAAGTTCCATATAAAGTAGAGGCAGCACCAGTGGTTGAGGCAGTGGTGGTTGTTCCGGAGGCTGTCGTGCCCGCAGCAGTAGTTGCAGCACCAACGGTAGAGCCACAGAAAAAGGCTGCTCCTGCAAAGAAAGCAGCCCCAAAGAAGCAACAGTTCGCTAAAAAGCCTGCAACAGCTAAAAAGCCACCTGCTCCTAAAAAACCAAAATCACAAGCCTAATTTTTTAGCTTGTTCATAAAGTGCAAAGCTGGCCAAGTTCTTGGCCTTGCTTTCGCACATGATATCAAATTGGTCTCTGAATCTCAGTGCCCATTCATTCGCTGCTGTATTCCAGTAGAAGTTTGAGTGTGCTCTGAGTTTTTGTTTTTTGTGTCCGGATTCGATTAGCGCATCAAGGGCGGGAAGGGTGTCTGTGGCATGGCCAATAACAACGTCTTCCCGTGAAACACTATAATGTATAACAGGCCTAACACCACGCCAGCTATCAATAATCCTTTTAACACGGTCATCATTCGGGTCAATATATTCTCCTGAGTTAATCCAATGGTGATGAATATCTAGTACTAGGGCACAATCATTCACTAGTTCGATGCTAGAATCGATGCCCCAAGTCATTTCATCGTTTTCGATAGTAATACAATTTCGAGCTTCGGGTGAAAGCCTAGTTAACGCTCTGCGAATACCTTCGGGTCCTTGCTTGCCTGAAATGTGTACGTTAATTTTAAAATCTTGAAATGTTCGACCGTAGCCCATCCAGCGAGCCATATCGGTATGATATTCAAATTCTTCAATCGATCGTTCTACAATACCTTCGTTAATAGATGCAAGCACAGTGAACTGACCAGGATGCATAGACAACCGAACACGCCTCTTGCGAGCCAAATCTCCCACGGCTCCAAATGCTCTTTCGCAATAGGCTCGTACATCGGCACGCCGCCAAAACCCGCACCAATCCTGCTGAGTATATACAGGTAGTATATCGCTACTGAGTCGTACCATTCTAAGATCTTCATGTTGTTCTCCAACTAATTCTACCAGCTTGCGAGTAGATTCTATGTTGCCTACCATTAGGTCCCATAGTTTTTGTTCTGCAACCTGTTTAGTTTGTCTATTTAACCAAGCCACGGTAGTGCTACCAGTGTTATACTGTTTGCAATTGTCAGCCTGTTTGATACCATCGATTTGACTGGGACCATCGATCCACTTACAGGCAAAGCCGATACGTTTAGTCATTTTTTACTTTCGCTGAAATTACATTGGCGATACGAAAGGAACGCCATTCCTTTTTGTCCAAGCACCAAACGCTCATCACATCTGGGTTTTGTTTCTTTTCTTTCTTTACTATAGGAAAGTCAATGGGATTATCTGTATTAGTAAAGTGTTGAAAATTTGGAGCAGGGATAGGATCAGGAATAAACTCTGCTTTGAGTGTACAAGGCATTGATCTAACCTCACCATTCACTTTGGTAAATTCTACAATACACTCGTTTTCAAGAAGCAGAGTGCGCAGGGCTTCGGCAGTAATAGTATTTGTCATACTACTAGTATAACACATTCATCGCCAGTTGTCAACAATAAATTGATCCATAACTTCGTCTGGCTTAGGATCTCCGTGGAATACACAAACAGCGCACTCGGGATGAACTTTTGGACTGCGAACATCTTTAAAATATCTTTTACCATTCGCATAGACTAATTCATTTCGATCCCTAATTTCCCATTTATAACTCATTATCCATTTCTCTGGCCAAAATGTTATTCTACTTTTGGCCACTTGCCAAATCCAATCTTGATCCCCGTGCAGTTTTTGAGCTTGTTTGGGATTGGTTTTAAACGAAGTGAATATGTCTGTGTGCAGTCCAGCTGGCCAACTCATGGCAGAACTATTAAGAATGTTCCATTGTGGATTGAATTTTCTATTAAAATCTTTGATTCCTAGAAACTCTTGATTGCGACCTATCACTAGCTTGTCTATGTTATGATGTATGACAATATCGAGATCAAAGTATAAAATTCTGCCTTTTAGATTTAAGCCGGGATCAAACATATGAACTTTATGCCACCAACCCTTGGCATATCCTTCGTTGAGTCTAACGATACTGTGAACACCTTCTATAGGATGTTGATCATCAGTTAGACAATAAAATTCATAGGGGACTGTTAGATGCCTAGCAACCATATTGCGCAGTCGCTCTACATATTCTCGTCCATATCGTGTGCCGAATCGAACACATAATACAGAAATTGTTTCAGTATGAACTTGCACAGGAGTAATTATTGTCTCTTCTACACAAGTTTCTGTAGAAGGAGCGCCAAATTTTTTATAGTGTCGCCACTGTTCTTTAGTGAGATTTTCTCTTGACCACATTATCTATTTCTACTAAATCTTTTAATATATTGCTTAGATCGTCGAGTTTGATCATATTAGGTCCATCACTTGGAGCCGAATCTGGATCTTCGTGGCATTCCATAAACACCGCAGCAATTGAACCGGTTGCTACAGCCGCCCTGGCCAAGTATGGCACCATAGTTCGATCTCCGCCGGATCGTGATCCCATTCCTCCAGGCTGCTGAACACTATGTGTGGCATCAAAGACCACAGGATACCCGGTGCCTGCCATAATGGGTAAACTACGCATATCGACAACAAGATTATTATATCCATGAGTATATCCTCTTTCGCATAACATGATGCGTTCGTTTCCAGTTGAAGCAATTTTTTCTGCTACATTTTTCATATCGTGCGGAGCAAGAAACTGCCCTTTTTTAACATTGATTACACAGCCTGTTTCGCCAGCTGCCACTAACAAATCAGTTTGACGGCAAAGGAATGCAGGAATTTGTAGTATGTCAATACCGGCATCAGCACATTCTTTTGCTTGCCAACTTTCGTGAATGTCAGTTAAAACAGGCACTCCAAACTGATGCTTGATACCGTTAAGAATTTTAAGACCTTCGTCGATGCCGATACCTCGTTGCGTAGAAATACTAGATCGATTGGCTTTGTCAAAACTGCTTTTATATATCAGGGGAATGCCAAGCAATGCTGTAATAGCAATTAGCCTAGCACATGTATCTTCGGCATGCTGATGACTTTCTATTTGGCAAGGCCCAGCAATTAAAACAAAAGGTAAACAATTGCTAATAGCAAGACTGTTAATGTTAAATGTGCGCATAGAATTATTTACCAATGCCTAATGGTGTTGGCAATAATAAAGCAACAGGTTATAACATGAATTATTACCCAGAAAGTTTTTAAAAATAAAGCCCAACGGGCTTCTTTTAATGTAAGGATGGGAATATCTGGACGATCCTCGTCGGTGTTCCCCATAAGGTGCCCGGTTGCCCGGGCCCATACTCGTTCAACACTATTCATTTAACCTTCGTATGTAGCTGAGTTGGCACCGTGTTCGAATACTTCAACTGATTTAATTCTTACTGTAGGATTAATTGGATAACGCATATCTCCACTAGCCAACAGCTCGGCCATTTTGTCATACGCTAATTTAGCAAACATTTCGCAGCCAACGCCTGGTACAATGCGTAAGTCGCATATACCACTGTTGTTAAACCCGCCAGCAATTTCGTTTAGCTTTTGAAATGTGTTTAAATGAGGATCGTCTTCGGCAATAACCAAAGTATGATCAAACATGTAATCTGCCCACGCTTTGAATTCTTTGAGACCACCAAAGTCCATACACCAGTTTTTGTCATCTAGTGTGTCGCATTCAAAAATTAATTTAATGCCAATTGAGTATCCGTGTAGTGTTGAACAATGACTGTGTGTGGCACGCCATTGTCTAAAACAGCATGACAGACCTCTGTCGTTTCCGTAAGTTTTTGTTGAGTAAAATTTTGCCATCTCTAGTCTCCTTAATAATGAGCAAGTTTGACGACATGCAGAATTTATAAAGCGGGGTGAATGACGTAGAAAGACCGCTGTGCCTGTGTGTATAGATTAATTATACACAGTATTTATAGGTAATGCAACACCAATAGATTCTTTTTTAACATTATTTTGTTGCCATTCTGTGGGCATCTTCCAACCTTCTGTGTTAATAATATTAAATTGAATATTGGGATACAATGAAAAGATTTTGCCAATTTGATAAATCCAGTAGCTCGGATCAACAGCATTAGAATTTGGATTAGAATAGTTATTAGTTCCCTTGTAGATATTGTTCACACGGTCCTGTCTACCGTATAAATCAAATCCGACTAATGATACTGCCGGTAAATTTAATTGTGCGGCAATAAGAACAGCATATGGACCGGAACCCCAATGCACTGGTTTGTCTGGACGGAGTTCTCCTTGATAGGGTAAATCGGGTAAAAGTTTTATGTTCTTGTGCTTTTCTATCTTTCTAAAATAGTGATGCCAGCCATCTCGAACGTGTATTGTTGTGTTGGCAGTTGTGGGATTTTCAAGTGCTTCACGAACCATCCGGTGGTCGCAGCAGACAAGATGATCAACTACGCAGTCTCTATGCAAGGCATTACAGCCCACAGTTATACGTGTATCTTTAAATTTATTTAAATCAATCTTGCTTCGACTTTCGCCGTTGCCGATAACAAGGGCATGTTCGCCCATATGTTAGCCTCGTTCTTTGATCTCGCCGAATGGATACCAAGCGCCCGGACTGCCTGCTCGTAGACAAACCCAGCCTACTCCGGTACCTACTCTAGCACCTGTGTTCCAAACAATGTCGCCCACTGAGTAGGTGCCTTCTTGAGGAGATGTACCAGCATACATTTGAATGTGTCCGCCGAATCGAACAGCACCGGCAACATGTAGATCAACTGCCGGATCGGGATTCTCGACACCAATACTTAACTTGCCGTTAATTTTAACCTGTATAGGATTGCGATTGGGATTACCTAATTCGATATTGCCATTAGCTTTAACTGCAATACGTGTGGTATTATCTGTAACAATATCAAAATCTGTGCTGGCAAATGTGCCCACTATGCCGTGGAAATCATCGTTGGTGCCCAGCATAACCTCTATAGCATTTTCTGCTACTGACAAAGCAGCATTCGGAGCATCAGTTCCTAAGCCTAGTCTATCAGTAGTTCCGTTATAGATTAGATATTGATTAATGTTTAATGAACCGTCAACAATCAAACCCTTGAGTCTACCTACAGTCTGTAGATTACTCTTAACTACAGACGATCCTAATTCTTTAGTTGATAATACAACACTATTTCCAATAGAGAAATGCTTGTCTTTGTCTAGGTCAATATTTTCAGAAGAGAAAAATCTCCCAGGGTTTCCGTTGAAAACCAGTTGTTTTGTGATTCCGTCGCCACTCCATATAATGCCCTTACCAAAGTTTCCTTCACCTTTACGGGCACGGAATTCTAAGAATTGGGTTATTTCTTGGGCTACAGGCTGGTGGGCTGCATCAACAAGATCCTTAAGAACTTTGCTTAGGTCTGTTAGAGTTTGATCGATATTGGTATTGTTCATACCAGTATTTATCAAACTCCAAACTAAACATTAGGCAATTTTCAATAAGATTATGTCTTCGCTAATCCTGCCATTCATGCGTGTGTCCACAGCATTAATATCATCTAGGAACTTACGCAGTTGCACTTTACCGCTGTCTTTAAATGCTTTAATTTGCTCTGCAGGTTTACGCAGGGTTTTTTGCACACTTTTAACTTCACTAAAGCCCGTGATAGTTGTGCCCTTAATACCTAGGTCTCGAAACTCTTCAGCAACATATTTGCCTAACTTGCGACTCTTAGTGTTGTAAGTCCACAGTTCTTTAGCACCCAGGATATCTGCAGGGTTAATACTTACCAACTTCAAGGGCTCGTCTGCTTTTTTGTACTTGAGCTTGGCCACAATCTTCTCTGCAGGCACAGCTTTCTTAGCCTTAGGCTTGCGATTAACTTTGGCTTCTTGCGCCAGCATTTCGCAGGCACTTACAATTTCTTGATAAAAAGCAGTAATTTTCCGCAATTGTACCTTGCTTAGATGAGCATAGGCTTCTTTGAGTTGCTCATCTTTAGTTGTTGCCGCTTCTACAAGTTCGTCTAAATCTCTAGCGTAAAAATCTTTAATGATACGAGCGTGGGCTGCTTTGGCCTGATGAGCTTTGAGCAGATTAAGAACTTTAAATGCTTTGGGATCAAAAGTTTCTGGATCAGTTTGAAACGCTTCTATAGCTGTCTCAATTTCTTCAGTCATTTTGTAAGATGCTTCACGCACTCTTTCTTGAATGCTAACAATAAGACCAGCGGGTTTAACTTCAACTTCTTCGGAATCGTCTATGTCATCTTTGCCTTCTGCTACAACTTTAGCAATAGCCTGACCCAGCCAAACTGCTGAACTGCGACCGTCGTTAAAATCTGCACGAACTGGGGGCATGCCTTTTAACAAGCAGGCTGCAATGGCACCTATAGTTGTTCCACAACGATTATCTTTGGTTTTCTTAAACTCGGCAATCTGCTCTTTGGTGTAGCCGTTAGCACTCATCCAATTGATCACTTTGGGTTTGAGTTCTTTGCCGCTGGACTCTAGACGATACCAACTCATAGCAACATGAAAATGACGCAGGAACTGATTAGTATCCCAAGTTTCATGCCCATCCCATTTTGGGCTAAAGTCTTTACCTTTAGCTGCACGAGCTTCTGCTAGATGTTTTGCCTTAGTTGCCATTATCGCACTCCTATTAATTAACAATACTTATATTATAGCATCGTTTGATCTAATTGTCAAGTGGGTCATTTTGGAATGTTTTAACGGGAACTGAATCACCTTCCTCGTTTTCTTGGTAGACCGTGGATGATACATAGCCGTCCTCAAGACTGGCTTTTGCTATTTCAAATGCTTCCTTTTGGCTAGCAGTTGTATCCAATAATTCATTGTGGCCGTCTTCGTCCTCGGCCCAAACTTCGTATAGCATATATGTCATTTTGGTTGCCCTCTAACCTCCTTATTGGTCTTCGTCTCTATCTAAAACAATCCAACCCAATCGTTTTAGATCGATTTCAATTTCTTCAGTGACTACGCTTTCAGGAACGTAACCGGTACGCTTTTGCCATTGATCATTAGTTTCTTCACCTTCGTACTCTCGGTTAAGTCCGCCCATTCCAGAACAGTACCAATCTATATAGTCGCCTTTTTGTTGCATGTCCGCAATGATGCCTCCGGCATAGCGCCAAGAGGCACTCCAAGTTTGCTCTTTTAGAATAGGAATAACATCTAACTTTTGGAAATCTCGATTGCATATAGCTGCATAAAGATTTTGAGCATAGCTATCACTAGCTCGAACTTTTTCCAAAATCCAGTCAGTAGTCAACAGGTCGTATTCCATATTGTTCATATGACTAGCGGGATCGTCAAACTTGTGCTCATGTGCATTGATTATGTTTTCAAACATGTCTAGATAAGCCTCACTGACAACTTCGCCTGCTTCTTCTTGGCGTTTGACATAGCCTTCTTTTTGGAAGCTGTGCCGATCAGGGCTTTTTGAAACTTTTGACATCTTCTATTGCTTTCTTTAGGGTTTCACTATAATTAAGAGCAGATTGTTCCGACAAATGAATACTGGTCTCAAAGTCTACATGACCTTTAGTTAACAACTTCCAAATGTGTTGCCAACGATTCATCGACCAAAAATTAGTACGCTGAGTAGTATAGATAACAACAACTACACCAGTATCTTCAGCTTCTATATCAACAGTATGAGTGCAGTCATCGCTGCCGCATTCGCATACTACCTTGTACATCTTAGATGTGCCCCACTCGTTGACTTTTAAAATTCCCTGTGCTGGAGTTTCTGCTTTCATTGTATTACCGATTTATTAAATGTTTTTACTTGAGTTCGACTAGCCGAAATCATATCAACCATCTTATTATAGTCTTCTTCAGACATAGCTGATTTATATATGCTCAATGCCTGAGTCATCATAATAGCGGCTACTTCTAACGGACCATGTATACCAACCATGTGGTCAGTGAACTCTAGGAAATTGTCATACAATTGTTGCAGTTTATTATCTATCATTTATTTTTTTCTCTATGTCGGTATTCTCGTTTGAGCCAATATTTATAGCGGTCCCAATACTGTTTTATTGTAGCAGGTTCTTCTTCGTAGATCAATCGTTCTTCTCGATTTTCCATCCAAATTTCGTTGACCCAATGCCTAAAGGCACTAGTTTGGTGCATCTGGTCTTTCGGTACAGTATTCACAGGTTGGGTCATTGCATTTATCCTCGGTCCATTTATTGCAGGCGTTGCAAAAGTGAGCATCAAACTTTTCGCTATACTCTATTTTAGAATCGCAATCTAAACAACGATTTAAGTCCATAGGCTATCTCTTGCTTTAATCAAACGAATCATCATAGCTTCGTCTTCTTTTTCGTATGCCGCTTCAATCTTTTGAAGTAGTTTATGTGATTTGTCGCTCATCTTCTTAAGTTCGGGAGTCTTGTCGCGGCCGCCCCAACTGAGCTTGCCACCATTGGCAATACGACTAGCTTCGCAGTATTCTGTCCAGCCCGATGCATCATAAGGATCGGGACGATTACGATAGGTTTGAGTCCACCATGTATAAAGCTCTTTGATTTCTTTAGCACGTTCTGCTTGGCCTGTGGGCTTACCGTAGTTGAGACTGTCTTTTTCGACACCCATATTCTCGTCCATAACTAACGTCATTGCCCAATCGAGGTGATCTAGTCCGGCTTGTGGACAACGCCATGTACGCCAGCGGAACCATCCACTAGCCCAGAATGGCGGATTGTATTTGGCACGGGCTTCTTTATCGCCCCAGGCAATGTGACTCCACGCTTGCTCTATTTCCACAAAATCAACAAGCTCATTAAATAGACAAGGAAGGAAACGATTACCAACATCTTGCCACTGACCGGGTCTAATGTCTTTAGGGTGTGCAGTAAGACTATGAGTACGACTAACCCAGCGATTATTGATATAGTACTTAACATCGTAAATTTTCCTAACAGGCCATGTAACAAAATCTTGGATGTGTCCAAGTGCTTCTTCTGCTAACCAGTAGCGGAAGTTGTGTTTCATTTGAGCTCGAGTTGTCCACTCATCCCATTCTTCGGCTGTGCCCGCACCGAGTTTCTTAGTGCCGCGAAGCCAATCTGCAAAAGATGAGCATGACCAGTAATTTGAATGTTGTGCCATAATAGTGTATTTTCTCTGTTGAACACTTTAATTATACTATCTTTCTAGAAACATGTCAAGATGATTCTCTTTTGACTCAAATTTTTCTTTGATAGCCAGCCAAATTGAGCATGATTGAATATTGTTCATAGGCTTTTTGGACAGCCGTATTTGATTGACGATGCCAACTTTCTTCACGTTCCTTTTCCATAAGCATGGCAAACATGTCAGCATCACTGTATCCGTGATTGTGACGGCCAAAAAATCTCTGTTCCATTTCGACTAGAGCTCGAAAGCGGCTTTCTGGTATTTGAACCGTGAAGACTTTTTCTGTTTCATATTCTACAAAATCTTTCCTCACTATATCTGCTCGTAAGGGATCTGTAAAATACTTAGGAGGGTGGTATCTAGCCCTCCGTTTTTGATCATCTACGATTTGTATTTCGTAGTTTTTGCAAAACTGATCAATTTTTTCTTTCATTATACAAGACTTTCTGCCAGAGGAAAGATTTCTGCAATTACTTTTGCACAGGCTTTGGCAACTTCCTGATGCTCTTTCTGTGTGCCGTTTGCCGAACGAAGTTCAATGAAGTGTACCCATGAACGCAATGTGCCGTTCATATACAAGCGGCTTTCAATTAAGCCTTCTGGTAGTACAGCACGGGCTTGTTCTTTAGCTATGCCGTTAGCAATAGCCCACTCATATTCTCTTTTGGCAGCATAGATAACTCGTTGCTGAGCACGGTACCATTCATTTTGTAAGAGTTGATCATCGACTTCGACACTGTTCTGTCTATTTTTGTCGTCTTGCAACCGTGCTTCTCTACATACAAACGACAGGTCTTTAGTAGGGTCAGCATATCGCTGACTGAATTCTTGAAAGCTAAAACTTCTGTGTCGCAAGATTTGTCGTGCGATATCTCTTGTTGTGGTAATTTCGATACAGGCGGAGACCATTTCGAGTGGGCTCCAGTGTTGGTGTTTGACCAAGTATCTGATGAGCTTGTCTGACGTCTCTGTGTTGAGTTGGTTGCTAGGGTTTGAAACACGGGCGCAATACGCAATGAGTTCCTGCGCATCTGCAATGCCCAAATCTCTAAATTCGTTTGTGGGTTGACTATATGATAAAAGTTTAACATTCATGTTTATTTGCTACTAGGTTAATATATCGAAGTTGACAACACAGCGTGGTCCTGTTTTAGGAATACCTCCACCGTGATATATTTCTCCATCAAACACAACCACTCGGCCACGTTTGGGAGAAACTGATTTAACAATATTATTGTTGTTGTCAAAGAAAACAGTGTCTCCATCTGCATCGTTGACATAATACAATACTACTGTATGTTTGAAGGGAAAGTCTTGGTGTGCAGCGTAATGTTTTAATTTTGTTTCGTAAGGTAGTATAAGATAAATTCTAGCTACCATTATTTCTTTTAACATCAAACCAAGGTCCTGGCAGACTACTTGCGGTATTAGTGCAAAGTTATCTAGATAATTAGATCGATGGGCACTGGATTTTAATACGTGAACAAAAGAAAGAGGATTGGTACCGTCTTCGTTTGCAGTACTTTCATACTTGCATCGCAGATCTATTGTGGGATGCATTACTTCATCCTCTACCTTTGTTCTTCCTAAAATACTTAATTCATAGTAATCCTGAAGATGTTTAGGAATTAAGTCATCGTAGACTTTTATATTCACTTTGGCTCTTCAATTGGTTCGTCGAAACAAAGGCTTTCTATGGTCTTGTAGTGTTCATAGGCTTTTTTCAATGCTTCAAACTTTTCAAGTTTCTTTGGGTCAGGTACTAGAATAGCAAGTCGCTGTTCCATCTTCTTCATAAATTCTTTTAGACTCTGGCCACCGACCGTAATATCAGTACCAGCGGCCATATCAATACCAGTTGTGCTAATATTCACAGTATTTGGAGAAACGGTGTTAGTAAATGCATAACCGCTAGTTCCTGTGGTCCATTGACTGTTATTGCTAATGTTATTAATAGTTGTAATACCGCCTACTGTTGCTCCGTAATTGTAAGAATACGCAGATGATGGCAGAGTAATTGTTGAAACTCCGGAGCCAAGTGTAATTGTATCTAATGTATCAGTCATGGTGCTTTGAGCAGCACCATAACTGCTTAGATCAATTTCAATATCATCAAGTGTGATACTGTCCTTGTCGTTCATGATTAAGCCTTGGCTTCTTTACGGGCGTTCTTTTCTGCTGTAATTTCATTGCGGCGAGCTTTTACACCCTTAGCAACTTCCTGTAGAGCTTTACGAGCACGAGTGCCTGCTGCACCGTTGCCTGCTGTAAACTTTGCATCCTCTGCTAAGAATGCTTCGAAGTCTGCTTTTAATTGATCAACTGTTGACATAATATTTTTTCCTTATAGTTATGTTCTAATACTTATAAGCCACCCTGCTTGTAGGGGCTTAAAACTGGTATGGTCGGTAGGTTTCGAACCTACAAAGACTCTGTCTACGACTTTGTCCCGTCCCCACTCTAGTCTATGGGACTAGCGGGAGGTCTGCCAATTCCACTCACGACCACTTATACAGTATATAGTTTATTTTTAGAAAGGTCAATGCCAATTTATAAATAAGTGATCATGAAACTGCCATTAGGTAAAATCCAAAATTTACAAACTCAATTAGAGAATCACCCACTTTTAAACAATAACGTTATTAAAGACATTGACGGTCTTCGATTGTTTATGGAACATCATGTTTTTGCAGTTTGGGATTTTATGAGTTTAATTAAAGGACTGCAACATCATGTGTGTCCTAGCACCACATGCTGGACTCCGAGACATCACATACGTAGTGGATCGGCAAGATTGGTTAATGAAATTGTGTTAGCCGAAGAAACAGATATTGATCTCGACGGGGTGAGTTCTATAAGTCATCATGATCTCTACTGCCAAGCAATGTTAGAAATTGGTGCTGATGCTAATTTAATAGAAGAATGGGTTGAATCAGTGGAAGTAAATGGATTTCATGGAGCTAAAGAATACTGTTCAGTGCCTACTGCAAGTCTTGAATTTATGGAAAAAACTTTTGAATTTATTGACTCTGGAGAACCGCATGTTATTGCAGCCGCATTTTGTTTTGGAAGAGAAACTGTTATTCCAAAGATGTTTGCCAGTCTATTAAAAAAATTACAATTATCTAATTTTGATTGCCCTAAGTTTTTTTATTATCTATCTCGGCACATTGAAGTCGACAGTGAAAAACATGGACCAGCAAGTATAGCCCTCGTTGAGGATTTGTGTAATCATGATCCGGTACATATCCATGAAGCAGAGCAAGCGGCTCTAATAGCTCTTAAAGCAAGAATTAAACTTTGGGACGATCTACACAAACTAATTCAGGAACAATCGCATTTATATACTCATGACTGAGGATTACCTATTAGTTCATAATAGTATTTGCGTAAGAAATTATTCCTCATTTGGCCCAATGCATTCCAATCAATGTCCATAACTTTATATTTTTGATATTCCTCTATATCTAAACCAAAGCTACCCACTGACATCAATGACCAAACATTAAGTTTTTGATACTCTTTGGCCTCATTGACTAATTGCAAGCGCCATTCTCTAGCGGTAATTGCATCGCAATATTCAGTTCTCCACACATATCTACCTTCTTTCATTTCCCAGGTAAAGCCGTACTTTTCTGCATCTCGATCAAATTCGCTACGATGTTCGTCGTGAGCATCTTTATAAACTGTAAGATTTTGCCATACCCACGACGGTATTTTATTTTCCATTAGCCATTTATTTGTATTTTGACAATCTTCAAACGTTTCGGGCGGTATCCCACAGATAAATGCCGAAGTGACTGTAATTTTCTCTTTCCATTTATCGTAATACAATTCTATTAGATAATCTTTTGAACTTTTACCGATCCATGATTTACCAATCAATTTAGCAGCGTCTGAATTAAAACTTTCTATTCCAAGAAAAGCTCCCTTAAGACCGTTTTCTAATAACATATCAACTGACTCGGGATATGCAGCCAGTAAATCTATTCGTAAGTATGTTGCGTAATTAATTTTAAAAGGCAATGTTTTAACCATATCGGTGAACGCCCGAAGTCTATCTTGATCAGCATTGAACGTATCATCTAGCATATAGTAGTTGGTAACACCCCAATTTTCGTAATTGCTGATAATTTCTTGTTTAACACATTCCATGTTCCGGTTAAAATCTCGTTTACTTTTTCCTATATATGGATATCGACAAAATTTACATTTAAAAATACAACCTCTCCCTAATTCAAGGGGCAATGTCTCTTTTGGTTGTATGTAATCATTTTTACTCCACTGATGATCGCATGATTCGATATCAAAAACTTTACCATCAGGTACTGCAAAACTTTCTCTAACAGTTCGATTGCCTTCAATAATTTCGAATTGAGGATGTGAAGTATCTTTAGACAAATGATCTAACAATGATAAGACATGCTGTTCTGTATGTCCCAAAAAAACATAATCAAACAAAGTTTTGTTTCTATGCAGTCTGCTAAAATGAGGGGCTGCTGGACTTCCTACAATTCGTTTAATTTGAGGGTATCTTTTTTTAATTGTAAAAAATACACTTTCTATTTTTTTAATTATTTCACCATTTGCTGGATCTTTAAGATCCATCATAACGCCTAATCCAATTATTTTAGTTTTTGGAGTAATATGCGATTCTAATATTTTAATAATTTGATGTTCAGTAAAAAAGTGAATAAAGTCAACAACCTGTATATCGTACCCGTGCTTTCGTAAATACCAAGCAACTTGATAACTACCCAAGGGTCTAAAAATATTTGTTTTATTAACAGATACGCAGCAAGTTAGAAATATAGCATCCACAGTAATATTTATGAATACTTTTGTTGCTATAAATATTCTATCATGTTCATTATCACTTTATTCGAATACATATTTTATTTCGGCCTCTGGACGTTTATTCTATACTGGATACATCGTGTAGGACATCAAGTAAAATTTTTATCAAGTCTTCATCGACAGCATCATAAGTTTGTTAGAGAAAATACAATCACTTGGCATTGGTCAAATATATTTTTATTCAACGATAACTGGCCTAGTACATTCGACTTCTGGGTCACAGAAGTGATTCCTACCGCAATATTTGTAACAATAACACAACAGTGGTGGTTGGGAATTGGATTTTATCTGTATGCAGCCTTTGTTCAAGAATGGCTAGAACACAATGATAATTTTAATTTTTACCCTATTTACACCTCGGGAAAGTGGCACCTACTGCATCACACACAGTATCCATGTAATTACGGAATTGGTACACCTTTTTGGGATTGGATATTTAACACTAACAAAACACTAGATAACGCTAGCCATTCGATTTAATCTATCTCGAACATTTAGATAGTCGTCAACTGGATATATTTCAATAGTTCTAGTCCATCCTTTTTCTGCAAAAAAATTCCTTGCACCGATGCTTATAGGATGATTACTGAATTCATTAAGATCTTCGGCAGTTTTAAAAAGAATATAGCTTTCTAATACACATCCGTTATCTTTTAAGATTAAAAATCTGTCAAGTGCTTTTCCTTGTCGAATAAAATCTCCGGCTAAAGCTCTTACTCCTGTACCTTTTTTACCGGATAGTTGTTCTTCCATATCTTTATAATAGAATTCATCAACGGTTTTTGCATTTCTATCTTTATGTGCAATAGTGACTTTTTGCATTATCATAATTCTAATTCCTTTAATATGTAGTCAGGCAATGCTGAATAATGATATTTTGAAAGATGTACTTTCTCTAAAATAAATTGTTTTAGATCTTCGAAATTTTCAACATATTCGTCTATCGAGTCTTCTGTATAATTTGCAGAAAACTGTATTTCTTTTTTAAAGTACTCGTTGATTTTTTTAAAACTCATGTTGTTATTAATTAAATCTTCGAGATAAATTTTTTCAATTAAATTATTGTGATTATAAAATACATTTTCACTCCACCAATAATCTCTACAGAGGCTGTTAAAAATAGTAAAAATTCTTCGTTGTTCCCTGTTTGATCCATCGTAATAAAAAGGATCAAATCTTTTTGATGACCCTTGAAAATCTTTGTTATCTATAGCTATTAACATACTCGCTAACACCTTCCAAATATTTTTTCTTAGAACTAAAAAAATAGCTAGTTGATTATGATCTATAATAGACGATATATCGCTGTGCCACGACAGAAAAGTTTTAAAACCAAAATACTCAATTTCTTTTTTTTCTTTATTATTAATTAGTTTTTGAATTATAGCATTGTGATCGAATATGTTTGACTTAAATGTGTTAGATAGTTGAACTATATTCGAAGGATTGAACGGTTCTGAATTTGTAAATTCTGGAATCCAAATGTTAGAATGACTGTTTAGTGTTTCACAAAAAAATGTAGTACCACTTCTTGGGGTGCCTAAAATTATAAAATTTGTTGAGTATGCCATGACTTTATTTATAGTGGGTTTTAATATGCTAAATATTTTTGTTATGAAAATTCTAATAATCGGAGATCACTCAATAAGTCATCACATATCATTGAGACTTTGCTCTGAACAACCAGTATCCAAAGTTTATCATTACGGAGCGCCTACAAGTTTCCAAAAAGGAAAATACACTCCTATTGTGAATAATCGTGATACTTCGGCATTACATTATGCATCCTTATTAGATTTAGATTTAATAATCCCGTGTAATCAAATATACCAAATCAGCGATGAATATCAATCAACACTTAGTCGTTTAGGTATCCCAACATTACTCCCTTCAAAACAAAACGGATATCTAGAATTATCAAAAATAAAATCTAAAACAATATTGCAGGAACTAGGAATTCCTACCCCTAATTACCAAGTATTTTCATATGCCAAGTTAGTTAATTTATTTTTTGATATTCCCCGCCCATTTGTTTTTAAATTTGATCAAGATGCACGCCGAGGCCTGCAAACAGTTATTGTAAATGATGAAAACGTTATGGATGAATATGAGATATTAAAAAATTCCGGCAAACAACGTTTTTTGGCATTCATGTTAGGGGATTTTATAGATCAAAAATTTATAGTAGAATCCTTTATAGATATTGTTCGAGAGTATTCGTATCATGTCTTGTGTAGTAAAGACAATCATGTTTATTTAGGATCGTCACGAGATTATAAAAAAAATAATAATGGAGATGTTGGAGTTAATACCGACGGTATGGGTTCTTACGGTGCAGTGGATGTCGACAACGTTGTAAATGAATACGTAATTAAAATTTTAAATTACCTTAAAAATAACAATAGTGCTTATGTGGGTATAATGTATCTTGGAGTTGCTCTGGATCAGACAGGTGTTCCGATGATATTAGAAATTAATACTCGGGCAGGTGATACAGAATTTCATAATATACTCTCTCTTATTAACAATAATGTATCAGAACTATTCTATAATGCCGCTGTAAACAAACCTTTAGAACCAATAGAGTTTTCTAAAGATAAATCTGTAGCAATTAGAATTGTTAAATCCGATGCAGAAAATAAGAATGATCATTTTTTTACAAGATTTAAAAATATTCCATCGGACATTTGCGCATATCAGAGCGGTATTTTAAATGATAAATTTCAAGGAGTGTTGACCGCTAAGGCTGCAACTGTAGATCAAGCCAGTGATAAGATCTACTCTTATCTTAATAATATCGATACATCAAATTTTATTTTTCGATCAGACATCGGCTATCTTAAATAACTAAAAGGAAACAACTATGACACAAAGAATTTTAATAATGGGTTTACCTGGGTCCGGTAAAACTTATCTTGCACAACACATTGTAGATCATCTACAAGCAGAAAAGAAAAGGGTAGGTTGGCTTAATGCTGACGATGTACGCAAGAAATATAATGACTGGGATTTTAGCCACGAAGGGCGTATCCGCCAAAGTTTACGTATGCGAGAACTATCAGATAGCATGATAGATGTTGATTATGTTATCTGTGATTTTGTTGCTCCATTGGTTGAAATGCGTAATAATTTTAAAGCAGACTGGACTATATGGGTTGACACTATTCGTGAAGGTCGGTATGCAGACACTAATGCTATGTTCATTGAACCCGAAGTATATGATTTCCGCATCACTGAACAAAAGGCAGAAAAATGGGCCGAGTTCGTTGCCGCACACATTATAGATAATCGTAGACGTCCTGTATTTGATTGGAAAAAAGAAACTGTACAAATGTTGGGCAGATGGCAACCATGGCATGACGGACATCGTGCATTGTTTGAAAGATTGTTAGCCAAGACCGGGCAGGTAATTATTCAGGTGCGTGATGTACAAGGCTGGCAAGGAAGTAATCCGTTTGAAGTTGCTAAAGTTAAGGGTTTTATTAAACATGATTTAGATCCATTATATCAAGGACAATATGAAATACAAGTGGTTCCTAACATTGTTCATATTGGTTGGGGCCGTGGTGTAGGATACACAAGTGGCGAAGAAACATTTGATGAAAAAGTAACTGATATTAGTGCTACAAAAATTCGTAAAGAATTAGGCTTAAAGTGAACAAGTATCACGTTAGATTCAACACCAAGCATAACGGTAGTCCGTTAGTTTGGCGAATCTTTGAAAATGGTGTGGAGCATCTAGCAACAGATGTTCGCATCATTGGAGAAACTTACACCGAGTGTACTCACGAATATGGTGAAACAAAATGGAATATTGCTTGCCAAGGACGTATGGTGTGGGCTGATCAAGTTGCCGTAATTGTGACGGGCAAAGATTAAATGGTAACTAACTCACCACCGTCAAGATAGATACAAGATCCGTTTATATAACTTGATCTATCAGAAGCTAAAAATAAAACACTATCTGCTACTTCTTTAGGTTCTAAAATTCGACCTATAGGAAATCTTGCTTTGGCTTTTTCTAATTCTTCCTCTATTGTTGTGTCATTCATTTTACTATGAACTTCTAATTGACGTGTTAACATATCTGTATTAGTGGCGACAGGATTTACGCAATTAATTCGAATGCCTTTACCGACATAAACGTTGGCCATTCCCATACTAGAAAGAATCAAAGCTGCATTAGCAGCACCGCCTGTTAAGTGCGAAGCTACAGCTACCTTGCCACCGTAGCCAATAACATTTACAATGGATCCGGACTTCATTACTTCGAGGACTGCATACATTGAATTAATATAGGTAAAAAATTTTGATTGCATTGCATCAAGATAGTTATGAGAGTCAACTTCGAGCGGAGCCACTTTTTTAGCAGCACCGGCACAATTTACTAGTACATCAATAGGACCATTATTTTCTACTGCGTTTTGTACCATTACCGATGCTTGATCTCGATCTTTAAGATCAACTTGAATAATATGAACATTTCCTAACAATTTTTTAGCATTGGAAAGATGTTCAATACTTCTCGAAGCGATAGTGATTTTTGCACCTTCTTCTAAAAAAGATTCAGCGCAGGCAAATCCAATACCTTGACTTCCGCCTGTAATTAAAACGTGTTTATTTTTGAGGTGTAAGTCCATGTTATATGTTCCGGTGGAGTATCTCTACTAATTTGAATTGCAAGCCTGGGTCCTTTTACATTTTCAACTGAATGTAAAATATTTGCATGTAGGCATCCCCACTTGCGTAGGGGCAATCTAACTCGATCAATTTCTTCTACACGATCATAACTATCAATGGTAGCGTGTGGGTCAAAATTTGATCTTAGATCTGGTCGCACAATGTCTCGTCCTTTTTCTCTGTACCAAACAGTTTCGACATTATCACCACCTAAGTCTAAAAGGTATTGTACGGTAAAGTTTCTACTGGCATCAACGTGAGGAGCCAACGCAGGTCCGACATTATCAAATATAGATATTCCGCACCCCTTGGGTTCTTGTTGAAAGTATTCCCGTACCCAGTCTTCAAATTCTGTGCTGATTGCATATCTATGTGTGCCCGCTGTAGTAAATTTAGATCCATCTTTGGCTGTAATGGTTCTATATTGATAGTCGCTATATCCGGGTAATTGTTTAAGGGCGTTAACTCTGTTTTGTTCTGCACGATCCTCTAAGGCAGCGTAAGCAGCATCTATGATTGACTGCGGAGGATCAGGAAGGTCAAGATAACCGTAGGTAAACATCACTGTTGCGCCTTATAAAATTTTTCAACAACAGGATTCCAGATTTTAATTTGACGATCAACATAACGATCGCCTTGCTCTGGAGTACCGTCGTAGGCTTGTACTGCTCTTGTCTTAAATTGTTCTCGAACTTCTGGATCCTTGAGAGCATCTCTATATACTTTGTTTAGATAATTGATAATGTGCTTCGGAGTTCCTACCGGAGCATAAACTCCGTGAAAATTAGAAGCAATAAAATCCGGAACTGTGTCTTTGAACAACGGAGTCGTTGGATATTGTTCTAATCTTTGCTCAGTACTAAATGCAATCGGCTTAACCTTCCCTGCCTGAACCATGGCCAATGCATCACTGGAACTTGACCCGATAAAAGCAATTTGTCCAGAACTTAGATCCATTAAGACCTGCGGAGTACTTTTATATGGGATAGCAGTCGCTTCGGTCTGCGAATGAGACAATATCTTTGATATAAAAAGATTACATAGATTATAAGCACACCCATATGAAAATTTATTTGGATTTTTCTTAACCTCGGCGAGTAGTTCGGCCAAGGTGTTGTATTTGCTGTCCGCTGCTACATAAATTCCTTGAGGAGTAATAACAGTTAACGACACTGTAACAAAACTTTCTCTTGGAATCCAACCAGTGGGTTTCATTAATGGGTTCATAACCACTGGGGCATTATCTGTTCCTAGTAGTGTTAATCCATCCGGTTTGGCTTCTGCAACTTCTCTTGCTCCAATAGTGGCAAACGCACCTGGTTTGTTGTTTACAATAATGCTAAGTCCTGTATTGCTTTTTATTTTTGCTGCCAACAATCTACTAAATGTATCAGCGCCACCACCTGCGGCATAGGGAACAACTACTGTTATAGTTTGGCCTTTAAGTTCAGAAGGCATCTCTGCAAATGTAATACCACTAAAGAATAGTAAGAATAAAACAGTTAATTTTTTCATAATAATCTCATTTAAATTTAAAAGGTAAATCCATAGTTCCGATTTGAATACTGGTTCTAGGTCCAGTTACATCAGTTATAGCATGAATGATACTGGTGTTAATAACAAACCATTGATTGATTGGCCATTTGACAGAATCAAATTCAACTAACTCATCCATATTATTAAACACACGATGTTCCAGCGGCCATTCTGTTGCATGACCGGGTAGCTTGTAAAACCTGGTCCTGCTATCTTCCCCGCCACGTTCGATCATGTACCAGATCGCCCAGCGTCGACTATTGTCAATGTGCGCACCGTGTAGGGGGCTTTTTCCTTCGCTTCTGCGAACTGTAGCGTTGACAAAATTTTCAACAATATGATCCTTAACCCATTGGTCAAAGTCTTCCCCAATTTCGTAGCCCACTTGATAACGACTAGAGTATTCTTCACCTTCCAAAACTACAGTTCGATCTACGTGTGTTTCAGCACCGCCTGGATAGTATCCAGTGGTAATATTCTTGTGTTTTTCTTTTCCTTCATTAGCAATTGTAATTGCTCGATCTATAAAATGTTGTGGGGGATGTGGTAATCCCTCGATTGGCATCCAGGTAAACATTGCTATTCCTTTTGTTGGCCTGTTATTTATTAGGGTCTGTAGCAGGCGATAAATATTTTTCTCATGCATAATCCCCCTCAAATTATAATTCTTTCGGACCCCTACCAATTAGACACTGTTCGATATATGGGGCCATACGTTGTTAAAAATCATCTCAAGCAGGCCGGGTTTGATGTTGTTGTAATTGATTACTTCACTCGTTTTGAAAGTGATCAAGAGTTTTTTGACTATTTGGAAAATTTTGTCAGTGATAGACTACAGGCCATAATGGTTAGTACAACATTTACCTACTCGAGTCCCACTGACTTTGCATGGGCTCGATCCGAAATGAGCAAACATATAACTACCAAAACCGCCGAAACCAAACAGGGCTGGTGGGATTATGTAAAGGCCAGTTCTCTATACTTGTGGAAGGGCAATAACGAGGATATGAATTCTTGGTTTTCGGGTGTACGGAATATTTTATCCAAAAAGAATTCTGAAGCTAAGATTGTCTTAGGAGGAGAAAGACTAAATTGGATTTATAAATTTGATCCAAGAGCTCTTCCAGATGATTATGCTCTAAAGCAAGTAGATCTCTGCATCCTAGGCAGAGTTGATTTATTCATCGGTGATCTTATGAAGCGATTTACAGCAGGATCCCTAGGTCAGTATGCTCTCAACGTTCACAAAAAGAATGATATAGATTATTATATTCCGCCACCACATTTACAGTACAGCCATCACAAGGATGATATTCCAGACAGCACATTTGGTATAGAAGATGCTGTGCTTCCAGGAGAATGGTTGCCATTTGAAAATGCTAGAGGTTGTGCATTTAATTGCAAGTATTGTAATTATGACAAAGGGCACAGTCAAAAAAAGTCCATGGAACAAACTCGTGCAGAATTTATGCGTAATTATGAATTGCACGGCACAACAGGCTACAGCTTTACCTGCGAATGTTTCAACGATGACTATCAATATGTTAAAGACTTTCATGCAATGGTTAAGACTTTGCCTTTTACTTTAGAATGGAACGGTTATGCTAGATTTGATCTTAGCCACAAGTATGATGATCTTGCAGAACTCACAGTAGACAGTGGTGGCCGCAGTTTGATTATAGGTATAGAAACTCTAAATTGGGAGGTAGGAAAGAAGATGGGTCGCGGCCTAAAGCCAGAGAGAGTATTGGAACTTGCTGACCAGTATAAACGTGCAGGAGAAAAACACGGAGGTATACATCTCAAGGGCTGTTTTATTATAGGCCTTCCAGGCGAGACCATTGAAAGTCAAACTGCCACAAACAAATTTATCAGTGAACAAACGTATTTTAATGCTGTATTGGGCAATGTACTAGAAGTCATGCCCTACGAAGATGACTTATCGGGCGTTTTTGATTTTGCTGGTATAAATGTCAATCCAAAAAAATATGGATTTGAAGAACTATCATTTGATCCTTATTACTGGAAACATCATACCATGGACGTCTATCAAGCTATAGACATGAATTATCAATTTAACGAAGCCAACAAGCTCAACCCGTATACATACAAGTACAACAACGGCAAACGAAATGTCAATCTATTCTTTTATTCTGCCATGCGAAGTCTAGGATACAACCATACAGAATCAATGGATAAGTTTAACAACGTTCCCGAAGTCTACGATCAATGCCGTGATAAGATAAAACGCTATCACGATTTACTTTTAAAAATATGGTGTGAATAATGAAAGTGGCTATAACAGGACATACATACGGAATCGGCAAAGCACTTGAAACAAAGTTTTTTATCGAAGGTTGGCAAGTTGTTGGGTTTAGCAGATCCAATGGCTATGACATTTCTAAGCCCGAAGACAGAGCAAGAATTATAGAACAATCACAGGATTGTGATTTTTTCATTAACAATGCCTATTCAACATATGCACAATGCGAATTATTGTTTGAGCTATGGCAAGCATGGCAAGGAAAACAAAAAAGAATCATTAACATGTCCAGCAGCATTGTGGGACGTTGGCAAAATGATTTTAGAGATATCAAATATCGAAATGCCAAGGTAGCTCTAGAAGACGCCTGTGATTTTTTATCCAATAAATTAGAGTGGCCAAATGTCATGGTAGTGCGCCCCTGTTTAACTGATACTCCTACATCTAAACCAAATACAAAACCCAATAAAGTTGATCCTAGCGACTTTGCTGATTATTTTTACAACAGTATTCATAAAGATTTACTATTCCGGGTGCAGTCTTTTGGACTAGCTGTAAAAGGTCATAGAGGATTTGTCTAATGTTAGATGGTATCAAACAATACCTATATCTAGTAGTTGATCGAGAAACAAATCTTATCTTGACTAGATGTCAAAATGCTTCTACAGCCAATGCGGTTAGTAGGGGATTTTTAAATTCGACTATAATGGTTATTAATCGACCTGATTTTTTTAACAATGATAAAATGCAAAAGTATCACGATAATAGTCAAATAACATTTAAACTGACCACGAACGACTTTTCGGGCATTTCATCCCTAGAAGCCAACGTTGGCGAAAAAGTAGCCAACAGTAATTATAATTTTAATTTTATAGAACAGACTATAGTAGAGCAATCGTGGACCGATAAACGAAAATTAGCTAATGTACGTTCTAAGATTTTTTCAATAATCGAAGCTAAAATTGAACGATACTTAGCAAGATACACTTTGTTTGTGGGCGACAGTGTTTTATATCAATACCTAGCTCAGGAATTCGGCAAATGTGATGTTAAGAATAATTGTTATTCAGAATCTATCTTAGAATATTCAAATATAATGTCAATGTTGCCATCTGAAGCATTTAATGATTTAAAAATGAAATATGATTCTTTTTGTTTAACTAGTGTTAGATACGCAGCTATATGGGAAAAAACTGTTATAGTAATTAATACGATGAAAACATATTCGGATATAAATTATTTTTATGCAGATCTTGAGGCCGAATTAGCAGGGATGAATCGACAATGAATTCTATCAAGGTAACAATCGATTATATTAAATCTTTAAACTATTTTAACGACGGCGCTGCTAGCGATGATATTAAAATATTTTCTGATATTAAAAATATTGTATCATCGTCTTGGATCATTGACAGAACTGAATGTGCTAAAACGCCATTCCGCAGTCATTTGATGCATGAATATAAAATAACTAATAATTCTTTTTTTAATGATAATTTAACATTAGATGATATTTGTATTGATACAGCTCGAACATTTGCCAATTTGCCAAAGAAACTGTATATATTGTGGAGTGGTGGGTTAGATTCGACTGTTCTTATAATCAGTATGCTTAAAGCTGGGATTGAAAAAGAAAAGATAACAATAGCCTGTAATCCAGATGGGTTAAAAGAGAATTATAATTTTTATCGAAAATTTATTTTACCTAATTTTGAAGTTATTGCTTCAGAAAAACTAATGCAACAAGCCAGTATTACAGGAATTAAAGATGGAGTAATACTTAATGGTGATCCTGCCGATGCACTATATGGGATAGACTTATCGTTTAGCCTAGTTGAAAAGTATGGAATTGATTTTTTAAAGCAGCCTTGTTCTAGAGAAGTATTGACTAATTATTTTGTTTCTAAAAATATGGACATTAGATCCGCTAATTGTTGGTATGATTTCTTCATGCTATCAACTGCTCATTCTCCAAAAGAAATTAAAACTATAGATGATTTTTCTTGGTGGATAACATTCAATCATCGATGGCAATCGGCCAACGAAAAACTCAAACTTAGGATTTTAGATGATTTTAATTACAAAACATTTTTTGGCAATCAAGATTTTCAGAACTGGGCCTGTTATCGAAATAATAGTTCTATAGAGACTATAAAAGATTTTAAATTAGAAATGAAAAAAATTATCTACGAGTACACCGGAGATCGAGATTATTTTGATAACAAAATAAAATTACACTCTAATAGCCATGCATTTGGACTAAATTCATATTCTGCAATCTTAGATAGCAATCAAAAATTGCTATCTTCTGAATTTAATATATACAACTTTTATGATAAAAACAACTTCATGTCAGATTGGTTATCTATTAATTAAGCTTCGGTAGTTTCGCTTGCTTTTTTTATTCCGTGTGTTGAAAGGAACTCGTCTCGTTGCTTAAAAAATTCTACAATAATTGGAGTGGAGGTCCACTCGTTAAATGTTTCTTGGGAGCTAAAAACAGTAATAGTAGTTCCTGTAAATGTATCAGGAGAAAAGTACCCGTCTGTGGACAAAATTTTATTTTCTTGAACAAAAGTTTCTTTTAATTGTCTAACTTCTTCCGGAATAGGAAATCGCATGCTTTGATCTGGTGGGAATATTTCATTTTCCGGATAGGTGTAGGTCATTTTAACAATGTATGGCATTTATGTATCTCCTTGGGGCAATGTATTTATACGAGAGATATATGTAAATCTTCTAAACTTCTATCATAATATCTTCTAAAAATTAACCCATTATTCTTGTCTGATAGAAAATTTTCAAATTCTGTTATCAAATTCATGCACGACTCAAATCCAGTTTTTTTCCCTCTTAAAACTAGATTAGGAAACGCTTCACGGTATCCAATAATTTTGGTAGAATGAACTCCTAGTTTCCCATAATATTGATCGTTAATCAACTTATTGAACCATTCGGTCTTAGTGAAGGCTAAGACTAACTCGGGTGTCCATTTCCACCATTCCATAACTGCTGGTCTATTCAATGTTTTAATATATTTAGACCAACCAATCTCGTATTCCCAACATCGCATTAGCCATCCAGATCGTGTGCTGTAATTGTCGTCTACTCGAAACCATGACGGATCACCAGCAGCGTAAATTGCAAGTCCGTCGACATAATCCATAAACTTCAGTTGCGGTAGAGCCTGTGCTTGGTCAACCTGTGCAATTTCGCTGATTTTTTCAGCATCATTTGTAAAAAAACTTTTAAGTCTAAAATCTACAATTTTGTAATCTACATTTAAACCCTTAACAATTTGTAAAGCATATTCTACATCGTAGGCATTTATATTATCTTCATATTTAAAAATATAAGCAATGGGGTTAGCGCCTAATTCTTTAAATGTTCTAAGAGCAACATCACTATCTACCCCACCACTAAACATAACACATGGACGCATACCGGGATAATGATCTAAAATGCTTGAAGAATTATCGATTACACTTTGTTTAAAAGACCCTACAGATTTACTTGACCTAGTAAATACCGTAGAAAACTTTTGATCGGGAGATGTTGACCGTTCGAATGATAAGTTATCGTACTGCCACTGATACCAATCATTTTCTGATGTATAGATCATTTTTTTGCAATCAATTTTATTAACCAATAGGTAGGATCTAGTTCCCACCATCGGCGACCATAATTAGGATTACGACCTTCGCCATGATGATTGTTATGCCATGCTTCGCCGAGTATAATCGGAAACAACCAAGGCACGTTCACACTATCATCTTTAGTGTTATAATTTCTATAGCCTGCCCAAGGTATATGAGTGATGCTGGTCTGTATTAGAAAGCTATGTAGAGTAATAAATGCTGGAAACGCCAATAGATAGATCCATAAGTCTATACTAATTAATGCAACCAACAAATTAGTGATCCATAGTATTTTTATGTAATGCTTGTGTGCAAACACCATGTCTGGATCTTGTAATAGGTCTACTACAGATCGAATACTTATAGCGTCTCTCTTAAACATCCACAGGATGTAGCTGTGCCAAAATCCATCTCGAGGACTGTGTGCATCACCTTCTCGGTCGGCATACCTATGATGGTATCCCCTATGAATACCTATCCAGAATAAAGGACTGCCTTGTCCTGCTAGTATTCCGAACCAAAGCAGTATTCTCTTGATCAATGGGTTAACACTAAATCCCTTATGTGAAAACAATCTATGATAGCCTGCAGACACACCTAGCATCTTAATACATACATAACCTATAAGAGTTGCAATATACCACCATGCAGGTGCAGAGCCGGCAATGATGCTGTATATTGCATACACTCCTATAAACTGCATGGGGATTATTGACCCCCATAGATTGGTAAAGTGGAATGTATTTTTTACAAGTTGTTTTACCGGTGTTTTTTCCATTGGGATAAAATTGATTCGTTTCCGTTATATATTATTTTTTGCCAACACGTATCATCGCACTCGTTGGGACATGTTAGATACTTATAGTTATCTGTTTTAAATTCTAGATTAAATCTATCAAGAAAATTGTTAATGCACCATTGTTCCCAATTATCAGTTTGTCTACTGATAAAATACAATTGACAATCTGCATTATTTTTTAACCAATTAATTTGACTTTGGGCACTACTTCCAAAGCTATCGCTCATAACTCTGGGGTAGGCAATCTTATTGCTGTGTTTCCATAGTCTGTTTAATATTCTATAAGCACCGCTGGGCCAACTCTCCCTACTAGAAATGCTGGAACACATTTCGGGTTCGCCTAGATCATTAAAACAGATAGTTAGGGCAACCGCATTATTAAAGTTTTCTTTGCTGTAATTTTTCCAAAGACGATGACCACGATCTTGATATTGTTGCTCTCTAAGATTGTCAAACAATTGATCTAATGCAACATCAGTTCCGGGCACCCAGGTAGTGGTCTTCATCATATATTTAACGGTAAAAATGTTTGAATAAATATTTCATGAGAAGTCCAGCCCAGATAGAATCAATCAAATCAAAGGTATCTGATCCTTACGCAATTGAGGATTTTTTATCTGTTGACGACGTTGACTATCTTGTTAACTTGTTTAATTCTCAAAAAATTGAATCAAACAAAGTGTATAAAAATACGGGTCCGATAACTCTAGATATCAAACCCTATTTAGAAGATCCGATAGTAGCTAAAATTATAGATAAACTTGCCAAAGAACTAGGACCGTTTGAAATAACAGCTGGATTTTTCTTTACAACAAATTACCCTCATATCATTCATAATGACGACACATTTGAATTGCCAGACGGGGTGTATAAAGGCATAACCATTCCACTAAAAGCCTACGGATCAGATCGAACACCTAAGTTATGCTTTTTTGATCAATTTTACTTTCATGGCCCTGCCAAATTCTTTTACGGGGACAAGGACATACCCACGTACTACAACAAACAGGTGTACGACTATAAAGATGTTGACGGCATATCAGATAACATGCTCATAGACGAGTCTACTAGAGTTTCTTATCTAACACATTTAAAGCCCAAGTGGCTTACAGGATTAACACTCTGGGGAACTCTAGATTGGCGTCCTACAAGTGTTTTAATTTTTGATAGCACACGATTGCACTGTGCCAGTGATTTTAGACAGCAAGATATCACATACAAATTGGGTATAAGCATTTTTACAAAAGTATAATATGTTTCTTTGGAAATACATCGATATATCAAATGAAGAAATTGAAAATATAAAAAAATTATATCTAAATAATCTTCCAAACAATAATCATTTTTTTCAACCGATAGATATTGATATTTCTAATTTTCTAGGTTTGGAAGTTCAACGATTTGTGCTTATACAAGTTGAAGCTAATGCAGTCGGAAGAATACATACTGACTGGCGACCAACTGATTACGGAAATCAATTAGCACTTAATATACCCTTGACAAATTGCGAAAAAAGTACTACTTCTTTATGGTCTAGTGATTACGATCCTCCCACCCAATATACAACCAACGGCCAGCCCTATAATTTTTTCAATCCCGACAGGTGTATTAAACTTTCAGAATTTAGATTGACAGCTCCTGTAATATTTAGAACTGACGTTCCTCATAGCGTAGATAACCCCACATCGGAGATTCGAAAAGCAATCAGTATTAGATTTAAAACAGATCCTTGGCATTTAGTAAATACACCATGAACAACTATAGATATATAACAACTCCTAAAAATTCTATAAACGAATTAGAGTTCTTTACTGATACAGCTATTATAAAAGAACGATGCGCCTGTGGGTCGGGGTTCTGGCCAGGAAAATGGGGACAACATTCAACTATTTTTACAGAAGAGTTTAAATTATGGTTATTACAATTTAATTGTAAAATTCTCAAAGCTGAGGCCTTTAGAGTATTTCCACATACTGCATTAGCATGGCACAATGATACCAATGACGATCCTAATGCAGATGATCTAACTCTTAATTTTACCGCTAAAATAAATTTTATGTGGGGAGATTTACAGAACTGCTTTATGGAATACGGCGAATTATCTAATTCCAAAACTTCTGGTCGAAAAATTTTTACAAATCAAAGAGGTCGAAGAGCCTATGTCTACGATCCAGCCGCAATGAAAATTGTTGAAAGATTTTCTCTTGAGAATACAGTACTAGTCAATCGCGGTCCAACTCATCGTGTTAGCAATGAATCCGATCAAGATTGGTTATGTTTAAGTTGTATTATCATCGACAATGATACTGATAAACCCTTATTATATAGCAAGGGTATAGATTTATTCAAGTCATCCACTATTCTTTAACATGATTAACAAAAAATATATTTTTAAACCTAATATGGAATTAGATATTCCTAGATTAAAAGAAATTGTTTTTAGAAATTTAAATATTGTTGAACCAGATCTAGCTACACATCAACGATATGTAGAGAAAGAACCTTATCTAATCGAACTAAAAGAACGTTATCCTTTCTTATCTAGGTTATATAATATCTATCCTTCGATGCCTGGAATGACCATTCCTATACATATTTGTCCAAATAGGGGTTGCGCATTAAATATACCTATTCAATACACAGAAGATTCCTATACAGTATTCTATGAGCCCAAAGATAAATTAGAAATGACCTATAATATTCCTAGAATTTATCATATTATCGATTCCGAAATGTTAGAAGTATATAGATACACTTTAACAGAACCAGTTATAATGAATACCAAGCTACCTCACGGAGTGTTTGGTGGACCAAAAATGACTAGAATAATTATGAGTTGGAGCATCCACGACGACTATGAAATTATGTTAAGTTGTATAACCTAATTGACTAAAGGCCCACGCTCGCTCTGTACATTGCCAACATACATTACACTGCCCTATTTTTTGTTCTGTACAGCTATGAGTAATATATATTAAGTCATCCTGTTTTTCTTTAAACATAATTTTTAAAATATCAGTTTTTAAAAGATTGACAAAAGGAAAAATTATTCTAGTGTCTTTTGATTCTTTATCTCGCTTTGGAGCACCGGGTAAATCATTCAACTCTAGCGGATTTTGATTAATTCCATTAAACAGATAATCAACAGAATAATTATTAAAAATATCAACTACTGCGGTAGTACTTTGAAGTCTATGATGCGCTGTAGGATCTCCTACATAAATCGTATATGGTATAGACGTATTGAATTTTTTGTTAAAATGATCAATTATTTTATTCACATACAAAGATGATCCGTCAGTTTTATCTATAGTAAATGGTTGTACTTTTACGTTCGGTTGTTGATTTATAATTAGATATAATAATACTGCGCTATCTAGACCCCCAGAGAGCATGATTCCGTACGACTTATCTAGATTTAAGTTAAGTTCCATAATTTATTATTTGTAAAATATTTATCTGCCAAAATTATTGTGTAAATATAATCATGCTAGTTTACCCTTTAGAAGATATTAATAATTTTCACATTCTTGTGAATGAAATACAAACTTTGATTGAGGAAGTAGGGTTGAGCAACAACCAAATAATTTGTCAACAACTTACACCTAATAGTGTAGACTGGACTACCGGAATAGGACGTATAGCTGAATTAGATCATCAAGATGAACACCTTTATAAATTTGTTAATGAAAATCTTAAAGCGTCAAAATTAGAAGAACTAATTTTAAAATATGATGGATTTCGAACTAGGATAATGATCATGCCTCCGAAGCAGTGTTATAGTGTGCATTCAGACCCAACTCCAAGAATACATATACCGATAGTTACTAATAGCCAATCATGGATGATATGGCCCTATTTAAAAGTATGCGAACAAATGCGACCTGGAAAAGTATATTGGGCAGATACTACTAAACATCACAGTTTTTTCAATGGCGGTGATACCGCTCGTATACATATTGTCATGGGTATAGAGGAATAACAATGTCTAATGTTATAGTTCCTCCGGGTATTAGTGGGCAGTCAGCTATGTATGATCCAGCTAATGCTGATCTCGTAAATTTGTCTAATGAATTAATTTTGTCAAATTTAGGAAACGTTGTTCCTCTTAATATTAAAATTAATTGTGAACAATTTATGAATGAGATTAAACCTTTTGATCAGGACTGGGTTGACTATTTGCCAAGAACCGATAGACCAAATAATAGGCAGGCGCTGGCACTGACAAATTTACCAGGAACTGATCACAAAACAAATGTCAGTCTTGCACAAGCATCGTATGCTGCAAAACGGAAACTAAGCGAATTAGATTTTGGTCAACCGACAGACGTTTATAAGAACTGCCCGAGTCTCAGCAGTTTTTTAGATCAGTGGAATCCTCTTGGTAGAACATTTTTAGTTAAATCGAATGTAGGCGGATACTTTGTACCTCACAGAGATCATCCAAGCATGCCTAGAGATGTTTTTAGATTAATCGTATTTTTAAACAATTGTAATCCTTTAGATTATGATTGGTTAATGGACGATAAAAAACTACAAATAGAAATGGGTAGAGTTTATTATATAAACACTCGATTGGCACACCGGACTATTTCTTGGGTAGACAACAGTATACACCTCATTCTCAATGTGCCTTTTAACACAGAGAACATAAGCAAGGTAGTGGGTAAACTTTACCACACTCACTGATCAAAATAACAGTTTAATCTAGTTAGTTAAGATCAACCCAAGCAGCCCCAGTATATCCTTGAAACTTGGTACCAGTAGTATTGAACACCATCATGCCCGCAGTAGGTGCTGTAATGGCTGCATCTCTTGCAGTATCATTTGCATAGACTGCCAATTTAATCGCCCCATTAAATGTCGTCTGCCTATTTGATCCAATCGAAACTGCAACTCCAGTGGCAGTAGTTCCGGTTAAGAAATCTATCTTTGTAGGAACAACGCCTGCAGATACTGCACCATCAACGGTTGCAGCTATCGCCGCTCTAACCTGGAAATTAGCACCATCGTAGGCAGAAAAAGCAATGTCCACAATATCATCACCAGTATTTACAACTAGTGGGGTTGCGGTATTTCCTCTAGATCTAGAAAATTGGAAATTTCGTGCATCAGGAGTGCTATGTGCTTGCCTACCATTAAAAAATGGTGTTGCGGCATATGTGTTGTTAACTAAGTTTAGTCTTCCATCTTGAATATCATTGCCGATGGTGATTAAGTTCGCAGCATCCGATCCGTCATTTAATCCAGAAACGAGAGTTAATACAGCAATAGGATTAGAAATTATCGAAGTGTCAATCGATGTGACTTCTAACGTGTTCGTATTTGCAAAATATCTCAACGAAGTATCAACACCAATGTAGCTAGGTGCAGATGTATTGCCAACAAACGTAATATATGCAGGAGTAGCGTCATCT